GATGGCGGTCAAGTTCACTACGGTGGCGACACGGGTAACTATGATACGACCAACCGTGGTGGGACCTTGTACTTCTATAGTAATACTGGCTGGCAGGCAGACGACGTGTTTGACAACGGCTACTGTTCGCTAAGTTACGAGGTTTGCAAATTCGATTTACGAAATAATCTGTTCTGGCCGAACACCGGAACAACAATAGCTAGTTTCGCTAGATATCTGGACTGGATATTTTCGACTACGACCAATTTGTTTGAGACCGGTTCAATTTCAACCACGTCCCCGCTGAATGGCGGGTCTGGTGGCTGGTCCCCGAACAACAACTGTTCGAACAGCGGATCGGGCGCTCCCACCCAAGGAACCTGCCCGTGGCCACTCACAAACCCCCTGCAAACCCACATGCCCGGTTTCAGCGCTCAGTATTTATTTACCGGGACTAAACCGTTTACTGCGACCTATTTTACGATTCCAAACGGAAGCGCGGCAATCGGAGCAGCGACAGCTTTGACTGGTCTTCCCGCGCAGCTTCCTGTGAGATATCAGTATAATGTGGCGACTAACTCTCTAAACCCCAGATCGCTCTCAGACTTGACTATTGGAGCGCAGGCATACCAATCATCGGGAACGACCGGTACTCTTGTTGCTCCGAGCGACGTAGTTGTTGGAACTGTGATTAAGTAACCGTCCATTATCTGGACAAAGCGGTGTCGATAACGCTTTAAGCAATCGATAATCTAATCAAGGAAATCAAATGATAGACGTAACGTCTAGCCTCGATACGGCGGCAACCAACAAAACCATCACCGTTGGGTTTATCTTGTTGGTCCTTAACCACCTACAACTTAACATTCAATCTGTACTAGATGCCTCTCTTCCGAACAAGCAACAGCATAAGGCAGCATCAAGCATGGTACTAGATTTATTTCAGAAGACACTCGATCAAATTTGTTATGAGTGGACTGGAATAAATAAAGCTGTTTTGTTAATGCCTAGGCCGGAAGATGCGCTGTGATCTTTACTATCTACCTGATTACAAATAAGGTGAATGGGAAAGTTTATGTTGGGCAGACGAGACAAACGCTGGAGGAACGGTGGAAACACCACTGCGCATATGCGAAACGTGGTTTTAATTATCCCATTTGCAAAGCCATTCGAAAATATAAACCAGAAGGTTTCACGATAACAGAAATTGCAACCTGCGAGACTCAGGAATGGACCAATTATTTAGAACGAATGTGGATTGTTATTAAAGATTCTTGCAGCCGAAAAATTGGATACAACGTCAGGGTCGGAGGAGACGCCTCGCCAATGTCTGAAGATTCCAAGAAGTTGTTATCAGAGTCCATTAAAAAGATGTGGTCCGAAGGACATTACTCCAAAGCCCAGTTTTCTCCCTCAGAAGAAACTCGCAAAAGGATAAGCGAGGCTAATCTTAGAAGAGGCCCGTTAAAACCAGAAATAAAGACAGAAGATATACTGGAAATGTGGAATAATAATGCCACTTCCAAAGAAATAGCAGAAAGATTTTCTATTAGCAGCCAGATGGTATACGACAGAATAAACAAATCGGGTCTTCCGCACAGACCGATCAAATCAAAGAAGATGGATTTCGATCTGAAGAAAGCGCAGAAACTTCGACTAGAGGGGCTGTCCTACAGCAGAATAGCCCGGGAAATGAATAACCACCTATCTTTTGTTTATTTCAAATTGAACCCGGACAAAGACCCTCGAAAGAAAACCCATGATTCTGAATGAACCCGTCATCAACCCGCACGATGATTTAACTCCAGTAGAAGCACGTTCGTTCTTGACCGAAGGTTCGTGGTCGGGAGAAGAATCGGCGGCGCTCAAAATTGTTGTACAAGATGCGGAGCGAGCACAAAATGAGGAACAACGCCGATCATGGATAGCTGCATGGGGGCAAAGCCGCGATCTGTATCAATCGATTTTTACACCTAATTTTTGGCCCGGCACCCAAAATGAATCATCTTCTGTTAATTTCTTTACGGTCGCAACTGCGTGTAACGGCATAAACCCCCAATTGCTGTCCGGTCTTTTCTATGAAAATCCTCCTTTTTTAATCGAGGAACGTGCTGGCACCAGCAGTCAAGCAGCACGAGCGGTGTCTGCTCTTCTTGGATATCAGTTAGAAGACATCAACTTCCGTGAAGAACTCCGTCTTGGGCTGATGAACTGCTTGTTATTTGGCACAGCTATTTTCCAAGAAGGGTGGGAAAAGTACACTCGCGAACGCAAGATCGTCAAGCGGAAAAACCCGTCTGTCAAAATCCCAAGCACGATTCCGGGCGCTCCCGATGTTTCGATCACAGACGATGAGTTAGAGGTAGAAACGATTGAAGAAGTAATTGATCGTCCTACTTTCGAGCACATAGTCAATCTTCGTGAAATCTTGGTAGACCCCGGTCTGGAAGTCCCAGATATTCGCAAGGCCAAGTATGTCATCCGTCGCAGGTACATGACTTGGGATGACATAGATAAACTCAGGGACCGTGAAGGATATGATATTCCTTCCCGCGAGAAAATGCTTGAGTTATTCCTCCCCCCGAAGGAGATGCCCGATCCTAATCCTCAGCAGGAGGGTAATAGGAATCCGTTGTACGACGGACGTGCAGAATCCCCGTGGGAAGCAACTACCATTGATCCTTTCCAGCAACCACTGGAAGTACTAGAGCGGTGGGATAACAAAACCTACATCGTAGTTATCCAGAAGAAATTGGTTATCTACAACGACAAGAATATCTACGGCAAAATCCCCTTCCTATCAATCGGGTGGTGGGATAACCCGGGAGCGTTCTGGTCAATCGGTCTTGGAAGATTAGTCGGAACCGAGCAACGTGTTCAAACCGGAATAACCAATCTGGTTATGAACATGGCGAACCTGAAGCTCAACGCTCCGCTGGTTCGCGTTCGTGGAAAGTCCGTACCTACCCAAAGCATTCGCATCGGTCCTAACAAGATGATCGAGGTGGATGCCCAAGGTGATCTTGAACCACTGAAGTTCGGAGACCCGGTTGTAGAAGCTACACAGTTGTTTGCTCAGTCGCAGCAACGAGTGGACACGGTTTCTGGAAACAATCCTATTACGTCTCAGGGCAACGCAGGAAGTGCAGGACACTCCAATCTCGCCCGGTCGTCTGCTGGTGCTTCACTACTTGGACAGGGCGCGTCGAACGTAATTGCGGACTGTATTGATAAGTTGGCTAACCAAGTTATTGTTCCGTTCTTGTATGATATGCAAGAGATGAATCAAATGATGCTTCCCCTAAGTCAGCTAGACTATATCTTATCTACGGAACTCAAGAGTGAGTACGTTCAAAACGGCGGAGATTTGATTGATATCCTAAACGCCAATGTGAAGTTTATGATTCTGGCAGGCAGCAAAATGCAAACTCGCCGAAACATGGCACAAGGTTTACCATTGCTGTCACAGTTCTTGTCAAATCCTGCAATTACTGAGCAGCTTGCTATCGAAGGCAAGAAGATAGACGTAAACGAAATTTGTAGAATGTGGTTTCAGGCTAGTGATTGGCGGAACATCAATGATGTTATCGTTCCTATGACTCCGGAAGATGTACAAAGGCATCAGCAACAAAGCCAAGGCGGAGTCAACCAGCAGAAGTTCTTGCAACAACAACAGCTACTTGCCCAAAAGAGTCAGCTACAATCTGAGCAGGCGGATAACAATAACCTCGCCTTGGCCGGAAGAGAAACGTTAAGGGCTGCGTTTAAGAAGGCTGTAGAACCGGAAGAGTTTACCGGAGAACCCAACACTTCAGGCGTTGGTTTCGGGGGCAATTTAGGCTAAAGATTTAAGTTGACAAATATTCGAATCTGTGATAAAGTAATTACAGTTCGAACTAACGGAAGGCGGGGCAGTGCTCTCCCACTACCCCAAATTCCAAAACCTCATGGAGAGATGAGATAAAATGAAGAAAGAAATTGTACTCACCGGAATTGTCCGGTTTTGTATTCGCTGCGAACGAGAATTAGATATAGCCTATTTTGGGCGCAAACAAAACAAGAATCAAAGTATTCGAGCTTATTGCAGAGATTGTGAAGATGCTCTTCGTTTAACGCGACTAACTGCTCTCAAAGAAAAGGTTTATGACAAGCTAGGACATACTTGTACTCGGTGTGGTTTTGACGACAAACGAGCCCTACAGATAGACCACGTTTATGGCGGTGGAAACAAAGAACATAAAGAAATCAAGAGTCAACATACGTTTCTGAAAAAAGTTCTTGAAGACACAGAGGGGACGTATCAAATTCTTTGTGCGAATTGTAATTGGATTAAGCGAGCCGAACAACGAGAAGCGAAGAAGGATGTTAAACCGTTTACTGAGGAAGAAATAGCAAAGATTATTGAAACTCGAAAAGGAAGACCTATTTCCGATCTCACCAGAGAACGCCTCAGTAAAGCGGGAAAAGGAAAACCAGCTTGGAATATTGGAGTCCCGGCTTGGAATCGAGGCACATCTTGGTCTGAAGAAGTAAAGGCGAGTATAGGGGCTGGAATTAAGAAAGCCTACGCCAAGAAAACTCCTGAAGAACGAAGTCAGTTAGCCAAGTCTAGAAATGCCGAAATGACGCCCGAACAGAGGTCGGATAGAGCTAAAAAGGGCGCAGAAACACTACGTATACGAAGAGAAACCAACC